GTAGATGCCGACACACTCTGACTTGTCGTCAAGTGTCTGGAAAATCATGTGTCCTCTCTGAGTCTCTGTGCTTCTATAAGATAACTCAAGGATCCTCTGTAGTCAAATGGTTGGTTGATGTAACGCTCGAAAGTCCCTAAAGCAGCACGATTATCGGATGATCTCGAAAGCTGTAAGCAATCATTGATGATCCTCTGTTTCTCTGCATTGCTGAAGGTGCTCTCTTCTTCTGAGAACCTGAGATCGAAATAAAACTTCATAAAGAAATCATTTGAGAATTTTTGTTGTAGTGACTGAAGAGTGTAGCGTTCTGTGGTTATAATCTTGGAACCACATTCATCAAATGTTGGAATGTGTGTTGGGACCATCTCGTTGTAGAGCCTCAATAATTGCTGTGGTAATTGGTTATAGAATCTATTGTGAGTTGTCGAGAACCCCAAAGCCAAGATTGCATCGGTGCTTCTAAGTCCATAAGCACTAGCATAACCCATCATAGCTTCAGAGTCAATGTCGGCGATCAATCTCCAGGGAGCGCTGATGTCGATCATAAAACCATAAGAGTTACAAGCGTTTACATAGAACTCCCAGTTCTTGCTGTTTACAAAATCATTTATTTTTTGATCATCGTTATCATAGGGTGCATCGGCAATCTCAAAAGCAAGACCACTATTGGTCAGGCTATTTAGTTTACTTTTTGTGTAAGCTGGCATTGACAAAGGGTAGGTTCTTGTTACAATACTAACTGTAGCTAGGAGTTCTTTTATGAATGTTTGAAAATTATGAATATTATTAATATTCATATTTGTCTTTAAAGCTTTTATAAAATTAATTTGATATTCTTCATAACTAATATTATTTGATTTATAGCTTTTATAAACCTTTAGATTAGTAAGATTAGGATCGTTAGAATAGATTTTGCCTGATTGTTCTGCTTTCTTAAACTGCTGTGCTAAAGCTTCAAAGGCATCAACTACAAAACCTATTGCCTGTAGGTTCTGTCTTGGGTTGCCTGAGCTTATAAAATTCTTAAACCCAACTAAGCTTGGATTAGCAGCTATTGGAATATAGGTCCTGCCTACTTTTCCATAAAGTGCTTTTTCTGCAAAAGTAAAATCTATAAGATTTGGATAACCTGTTTTTAAGACATCAGATTTGTAGACAAGCTTCTTGTTAAATAATTCCAGGGAGGTTTCATTGTTATTTTCTTTGTAAAATGTTGACATTATGCTTTACCTGCTTCGAAGATAAACCCAGTGCCACCGGTTCTCTTATTTATTTCATTCACTGCTTTGCTTCCGGTGTTAGAAGGATTATTAGTATTTAAAGAAGCTTTTCGTCTTGAGGTGGTGCATTTCTTTGGTTTATCTTCTGCATCACTTACGACTGGCTTTTTGTTATTAAGATCTTCGTTTCCACCTCCAGTGTCAGCGACCCATTTAGCGGTAATCTTGGTGTCTGCTTTACCGGGACCTATGGAGTGTTCTGATCTGGTGATCATGTAATAGCCGCCAATTCCAAACTGTGTGAAGTCGTTACCATTCTCATCTTTTCTCATCTCTGGAGAGAATCCCGCAGGATCTACATAGATATACGTCCCAGGGAAAGTATGCATGTTCAATAGACAGTCGATGTTGGCGTTATAGACTTCTCGCAATTGTGTTAGACCATCAAAACCTTCTTGCTCAAAACGAAGCTCCTTCAGCCCAGTCATATCTGTTCTGTCAAGAGAGATATTCTTTACAATCCCTCGATCTTTGCCCAAGATGTAATGAAAGATTCCATCTCTTGCATCTTCTTCTTCGTTTCCCCGCATCTTTCCTGTTGGATAGGCACGTCCAGCATAAAAAACATAGTAGTTAACTTCTCTATCTGGTTGTGCGACATCAATTGGCAGACGTGATGGACCTGAGACATTTATTACTGGCTTTATTCTTCTTGCCTTGGGATCACTCAAATTGAATACATTACCAACACCATATTGAGCCATAAACTCTTCTTTGGTGGTTGGATCATTGTGTGTGTCTATGTAGTAAGTGATGTCGTCACCATATTCCGCAGGTATGTTGGAATCATTAAAACCACTTATCACAGAACTATTGAGCCTAACTCGTTGTTTAGTGTTAAAAGAGAAACAACTATCATTATTTATAAAATTGCGAATCAATTCATTCGTAATGTCTTTTATGAAGTTTGTTATGGGGTAGTAGGCTTGATCTTTGCTCAAGACCTTTTCAGTCAAGAATTCTGTAAAATAGTTAAGAGAAATTGGGATGTCTCCAATGGAACAGAAGCTCATTTTATTTTCGTCAAACGGATCTTTAACTTCCATTGGTCCAAGAACAATTCTCAATTTTTTAAATTGTTCTTTGGCTTTCATAAGCTTTTCAATTTCTTTGACTATCGAAGTCTTTTTTGTTATGGTGGCTGATGAGCCGTCATTATAATTTACAACTTCTGAAGAAGTTAGTTGATCTAAGAAATTATTGTATTCTTGTTTAATTTTATTAAAATTAGGACCAGTTCCAGAGATTTTGTTATAATAATTTAACGCACTTTTGTCTCCACCCTTCAGGTCGCTTGTGAGTTTTTCTAATGATTCTTCAATGTTTTGCATAATCACATCAATTAAATCAGAGATGTAGAAAAAGGAAATCTTATTTGAATCTCTTGAGGTAGAAACCAGAGAAATTTGTAAGCTTTGTATGGTGCTGTCATCTTCCGCACCCGAATTTTCAATTGCAGTCTTGAATTGATCTCTTAGTTTTTGAACATTCGGTCCATTATCATTGGTGGGTTTTGGAATCCCTCCAGCTAGCCTACCAGTTTGCAAAAAAGTAGAAATCTGCTCGTAGCTGAGATTGTAATAAAGAATTTTCTTTTGTCCACTTAGCTGTGATGTTATTCTTGCGAAGCTTTGTGCTTTCTCTTGTTGAATGAAATTTGCATCTACTTCTTTAGCTTTGGAGATGTCATCAGCCTCACACTTTTCATTGGCGAGAAATTCATAAAACAGCTTTCTGCCTATCCTGTTACCTTCGATCCCTTTGGAACTAAAAATATTGAACATCGAGTTGTTGAAATAATCTTCTATGTAAGCAAGATAGTTGACATCAAATGTGACTCCACCCATCTCATCAAAAGAAAATTCGTGCGTTGTTGGGGTTAGATTTATGTTTATAAAAGAATCATTTACCGCTTCTTTTTCTTGTTTGGTAAAAGTTGGGAGATAGTTTTGAGGAATTGCCCAACCCATTACAACTTTTAGTCTAAAATTCAGCTTATCGAGATTATCTTTTTGAATCTCGCTCATTTTTGTCCTCAAGTCATCAGGTGTCCGACCGGTCTTGAGAGCAAGATCGGCAAACTTGTAATTTGCCAGTGGTGCTCTTTTACTAAACTCTTGAGCCAGCGCTGTGTAGTCTCCTCTTCTATCTTGAATCAAGTCTCCAAAGCTTGTAGCAAAAATGCTTAGCTTCGCTTGAATTGCCTTCTTGGCAGCAAAGGGGTCTGACCCGTGGAAAGTGAAATTAAAGTCTTTGAGTCCAACGCCGACGCCACGCTTTTTGCTGTTTCTAAATAAATCGAGGGCACTCTTGCCGCCAGCGTAGGATTTGACGGCGGGATTTGTGTCAAATTTTATCTCAACATAACCAACATCCTTGCCGGTGCCCGGATCAGTTTGGACTTTGTAGAGTTTTATCGTCGGAACAAGGGAAGACAGTTTATCTGTTGTGAGATTAAATAACTCTCTTGAATAGGGTGCCTGCGTTAATCTATTGATAAAGCCAAATGGTTCATCGTAGATTAAAATTGGCGCGTTGCTATTAATCGGTTCAGTCTTTTGTTCAGCCCCCTCTTTCTCAGAAGTGCCTCTGACAGTAGAGACTGCTGGGACATAGGGGAGTCGTGGAATGTGGTTTTTTCTTTTTAGCGCGATCAAAGAAGTTAGTTGAGAAAGGAGAAAACATTGCTCTTGATAGATTGCTTTGTCGGCAAACAATCCTTTAAGGTCGCCCAGTGCAGCGTCCTCTTGTCCTTGAATTGTTTTTGCTTTTTCTTCTAATGCTCTCTGCGCCTCTGCATCTCCATAAGCATTATAAAAGTCTTTATAACCAATGCTTTCGCCACTAAACGTACCTGATTCACTAAAATAAGAACCGTAAATATATTGGCTCGCTGCATCGATGTATAGTTGTTCTAACTTTTTTTCTATTTCTTGTGGTTTAGAACAATCGGAACTTAGACCGTTCCTCGGATCGTTGGCTAGATTATTTATACTTTCGAGCGCCTCTTTTACTCCGAATGTGTCTAAAGCTTGAAGTTGCGGATTGGCATTATACAACTCTTCAAATTCTATCAATGTGAAATCGGCTGGACTCCTATCAGGAATTGTATTTCTTATAAAATTCCTGATATTTGAAACTCCGGCAGTAGCTTTTTTGTAGTTGTTTAAAAAATTATAAAGTTTATTGAAAAATCCGTCCGCACCAGAGTTTTTTGTTATAAAATCAGGATAGATTGTGTCGGGCTTGGTAGCCAAATCGTTTGGCGGCGTTTGTCCATTGTTAGCGTATTTTTGTTTGACATTAATTAATAATCTATTCCAATCGACTGATTTGTTGTGTAAGTCCTCATTTAGTATTTTTCCAAGATCACCAACTGTTAAAAAAGTGTCAAGATTTTGTCCTTTAAGACATGTCATCTATCACGCCCCCAAGACCAGCAAAGCTTCGCTGATGTCTAATGGAATCTCAAGCACATCACCCGTGTTTGCTTCGGCTTCTGTGGGAATGCCGTTGAACCAAGCAATAACCCACCAATAGCGGGCATCACCATAGTATTGGTGTGCGAGATTGTAAAATCTATCGCCGTATTTCCAGATGTGTGTAGAGGTCTTCAATCTCATTCTATCGGAGACTGTTGGTTGCCTTAAACGTGGTGTTGTAAATTGTTCTATTTGTTTTACACCTCTGCGCTCACGCAACTCTCTGTAAAAGTCTATGTCGTTTATGATTGTTTGTGATGTAAAGTTTTTGATGTCGCTCATTCGATGAAATCCTCGATGTATCCTTCGAAGCCTTCTTTAAGTGCCTCATCGGCACCTTCAATACCAGCCATTGACCCTTCGCTCAATCTAATCAAAGCCTTATCATTGCCTCTCCCTGCTCTACGAACATCTGCGTTCATTCTCATGTTTCCTAAGACGCCGCCATAGCGTGCTTTTGCATTATCAATGTGTTGCTGTCTTACTTTTCTTGCTTGCTCTTCGGCTTTTTCTTTTTCAACTTGTTCTTTGTAAGCTGGTAGGGCGTTAGCCGGAGAGCCAAGTAGAATGTTTTCGGTTGTTTTGACTCCGTAAGGAAATAGATTATTTGTTTGTTGTTTATTGTCTCCCCAACCTATAGTTGTTTCGTGGATGGGAGAGAACCCAAGGCTTAGTTGAATGTTTTTAGGAAGAATCGTGTTGATTCCTTTGTGAAAAACACCATCATCACCAGTGATATTGTGATCAACTGTAAGATTATCAATAATCCCCAGTAGTCCTCGATCTGATTCCGAAGTTGATTGATATTGAATAAAGAATTGTTTTTCACTATCATCATTGTTGGTCATCACAAGGTCATCAATACTATCTGAAAATGAAGTAGAACTTTTCTGCAACAAGTTCATCACTTTCATTCTTATAAGAGGTGACTGGGTCATGTTTAGGGCATTGTTGGAGTCCCCAGTGTAAGAAGCATAGAGCATTTGCTCAAGGGCTGAGACTCTTCCAAGATTTTCGTAAGCTTCACCCTCACTCGCGGCGGGGACTTCAATAGTCAACGAGATTTTTCTTGTTGTGTTTTTGTACTGATAGATTGGGTCTGTTCTACCAAATGCTTCTGTTGGAGTAAAGTTGGAATTGTAAGTTTCAGTAAAAGCCATTATAAAAGCCTTGAAAAATACGCTTCTCCCTGAAGGGACGTGATAGAAAGAGATTACCATTTCTCTTTGGTTTGCGAGTGAATCAGAGCCATCTACGAGTGTTGGCAATTCATCTTGGTATTTTCTTACATCAAATAGTTTTTGTGTCATTTTTTATTCTCTCACACCATCGCCGCGCTTCTAGCAAACTTGCCCATCACGCCTTCGCCGACCTTCTTGCCGTCGAGTTCTACGATGATGTTCTGACTGCCTTGCTGACCATAGTTGTTTGTTGTGTTGTTGACCGCGTTATCGACTGCGCTCGACATTACGTTGCTGTTAGCGATTGTTTGGGCTCCTGCCCTGTTAGCTGTTGCTTGGCTCATTGAATTTCTCATTTGATCGACAGAGGTTGATGTGTTTTCTGTTTCAACAGCAAACTTTTTGGTGGAACCACTTAATTTATCAAACCTATCTGCTGTCTCCAGCAAGCTCTCAAAGAATGTTGGAGAATTCCTTTTATGCAACATAATATTTATAAGCGCCCCTATGGCAGTAACCACTGCCATGACCGCACCAGCAATAATAATAAACTTACCAGCGACCACAGCCAAAGCAACCCCGACTGCGGCGAGGGCAACCAATAAGCCATAGCCTATTGATCTTAGTAGCTCCTTGTTCTCTGTTACAAAGTTAGAGATCTTAGAAGCAAGATCGCCAATTAGCTCAGCGAGCGGCTGAACAACTGGAATAAGAGCATGAAGTGCGTTTTTGATTTGATCTTGGACTGATTGAAAGTCTGCTGCCATCTTGGCTGCATTTTCGTAGTCTGCGGCGGTCTTGCCTATTTCTCCGTTTAGGGATTCCATGTTGCCTGACATTACCGCAGCTAACTCAGAAACATCTGATAGCCCCATTGCGTCGGCGTAGAATTTGCGCTGGTAGTAAGACATATCGTCAAAAGCCAAACCAGCATCAAGAACAGAATCCCTAATCATCCCGAAGCGTTCGGCAGGATCGGTTGCGGTCATCAACTCCATAGCGTTAACAAAGTTGCCGCCCAATGCTGCGTTTAATTTACCAGCCTGCTCTGCTGCACCCTCGAAGGTGTCGAATTTTTCGGTAATAGCGAGAAGCCTGCTGACCTCAAGACCTGTAATCTTGGAGGCAATAGCCAAGTCTTTGAATGCCCTGACGCCATCACGACCCAACTTCGCAAGTTGAGGACCTGCGGCAGCAAAGTTGGCAGCCATTTCTGCCGGTGCAACACCAATGTCTCTTGCCAAAGCGTTCAACTCAAGCTGCGTTTGTGCTGCTTGGTCGGCATTTTGCCCAAGAGCCTTGGTTGATAGCTGCATTCCCTTCGCCAAGTCCCCTGCCCCTATCCCAAGAGCAGTTAGAGCCGTTAGTGTAACAGCGACATCTGCTGCTACTTCTTTATTTAGCATAGAGAAGTCGCTGAATGATTTCGCAAGCTCTTGAGTGGTTGCTCCAAGCATCTTCATTTGTGGATCGAAAGCACGGACAGCATCGGCATTTGCCATTATCTCATTTGTAAAGTCTTTAGACAACCCGGTGGCTTTTTGGATCTCTCTGCTTAAGTTTTCAACGGAGATAGCGAGTTTAATAATTTCTTTTGCAATAAACAACGCAGCAGCCAATGCCACCGCAGAGGCACCTAGGGCAGCCAGTGCTTTGCCGCCTGATTTTCCGACTTGAACTAATTTGCTCTCAAGGTTGCCCATTTGTTTTTGAATAAATTTGCTTTTACCCGCAAATTCTTTTCCAACTCCAGTCAGGACACTTTTTAAATCTCCTTTTAAAACATTTTTTAAAATGCCTCCATACTTCTCTATACTCTTGGTGCCTTTTTTGGTCTCATCGTTTAGATTCTTTTGACCCTTTTTGGCTTCTTCTAGTTTTTTTACAAGTTCATCAACGCCTTCACCATTTTCTTTTCTTAGACGGATTTCTTCTTGTAAATTTTCAATTGTTTGAGAATAATAATCGTTAAGCAGTTTTTGTTTTTCAGCGTATCTATTCGCCTCTTCTGCTTGCTTTTTGATTTCTTCGGTCTGGGCTATCTGCGAGTTTAAGACTATGCGCCTGTTGGCTATTTCTTGTTCTAAATTTTTATTTGTCTTTGCTTGTGAGTCGGCAACTTTTTTATTAGCGGCAACAGTGTCTTGAAGCAACTTTTTGTTAATTTCAGTTAAAGCCTCGATCTGTTTCGCTAAAGCTTCAAAGGCATTTTTTAACTGTTTTGGATCATCTGCCATCTAAAGTCACCTCTCCCTATAAATAGCCATCCATCCAAAAAGCAAGGGCTCCCGAAGGAGCCCAAGTCTATCTAGCATATTCTTTTGGAATAGATGGCTGATTAGAGGGAGTCAGTTCCTGATAACTGGAATTAGATTGTCCCTTGGAAGCTTTCTTAATTGCTTCTGATTCCATCTCAAGCTGTTTAATGGTCCGCTGAACAAACCATCTTCTCAACCCTAGAGGTAGGCTGTAAGCCTCCGAAAAACTCCAACCGCCGTTATACTTGAGGAAGAAAATTTCTTCATAAACTCCCTCGTTGTATTCATCGGTCAGGCCAAAAAAAGTCCGCAGTGAGCGGCACCTCCATCTCTTGTGTGTGCCCACAAGCATCGCAAGAGAACTGCTGAGTTAGATCAACATTAGGAGTAGCCATCTTTATAACCATTCTGAGATGGCGAGAATCGAAGGATGGAAGGTTGTTCGCAACATAGTCTATAGCTTGCGCGGAAGAGTCACCGTTGGCGCTCACAACAATGGATTGTAGTTGCCCTGAAATCAAGCCCTTGTTATTGCCTAGATTAAGTAGAGCTTTCTCTTCTCGACCTGTTAGCAACCTAGCAACAACTGTAATCTGTGTCTTGGGTAGAACACAAGTGATTGTTCCATCGCCGTTGTCTGTAACCGCCAAGTCTTCTCTTGTCTCGCCATAAACAATACTTGCAGAGTTTAGATCAAATCCATAATTTTGCTTTTCTTCACAGGCAGGACATTGAACACTAGTTCTATAATCGTTGCCATAGCCAGAAACTCTAGCAGCGATAATGATCGCATTGCGATCACCAATTAGCAAAGTAGAAGGATCGATTGTCTTGTTTATAATAAGACTTTCAATTAGTTTGTCAAGTGCGACGCCTTTCTTTAGAAGTGTTCTCGAAGTGAGAATGTCCTCTTCTTTAGCAGTCATTTGCTTGATTTCGATAGAGTCTTGTCCGTGTAACGGATGTCCCTGTGCATAGAAACGCCCCTGTGAGGGCAGATCCACAAACTCTGTGGGGACTACAAACGAGAAACCCCCACCACCTTGTTGGGGTGGAGGGCTCGTATCAGGCTGTTGAACGCCGCCTAGGCGATCCTGATTTCTTGACAATTTACACCTCTCGTTTTATATTGTCTTATTAGGCTTTGAAGAATTCGTTGCCACCGGAACCGTTGACAGCAGAAGAATCGTTGAGTGTCTCAACTCTTGCCCAGTCAAAGCGAAGTTCTACGGTTGTTGTAGAAAGCTCATCGCTTGTGTAGTCAAGGGAGTCTTGCTTTAGGCTTGTCATGAAAGCATTCCATAGGGTCCAAGACTCTACTGGGTTGCCGTCGCCATCAAGCTGAGTAATTAGGACGGTTCCAAGAGCGCCTGTAGCCTTTGCCTTAGAAACGGTGCCTAGGGAGTTAGCGTCGGTTGGTGGAGTGTAGCCAGAAGCAACCATGATGTCAGCAAAAGTAGCAGTGACATCTGGTTCAACAGGGTCAACAAGCTCGACTGTTACTTGGTCCCAAGTTACATTTCCTGGGTAGTAGAAAGTGTGACCAAGGTATTTGTGCTCAGCAGCATTTACGCTAAAGCTGGGCTTTGTGGCTGTCTTGGCGTACCATAATAGGGCTCCACCTTGGGCTGCGTTAATTCCTTGGAATTCCACAGTAAAGCGATGTTTACGCTTTGGATCTTTTAAAGTTGTGTCTTGACCGAAGTTGGTTGACCAGAATGGCATTTGTTAGGTTCTCCTGTTTTCATAAGTAAGTAGTGGGTGGGGGCAAAAGCCCCCGTTTATCAATCGTCAAATGATGCGCCGGTAGAAAGCACCACAAAGTCAATTGCGATGTATTCAATGGCACGAGCGGGCTTGACCATGATCTTGGCATACATGATGTTTTGATCGATGAGGTCAGGCGTTGTTGTACTCTCGTCTAGGATGAGACGGTAGTCAGAGATACCGAACTGAACCTTGACGTTAGCTAGGAATGGCTCAACTAGACCCTTGAAGCGGTTCCAAGTTGCCTGCACATTTTGCTCGAAGAGAATCTGTGTAGATAAGATGGAAATCTGCTTCTTAAGGAAGATGACCAAGCGACGCACGTTAATGCGGTCGAGTGCAGATGGACGCTCTTGCAGGGTCTTCTGTCCGAACACCACAATACCAGAGCTTGGGAAACTGGCGATTGGGTTGATGCGTGCTTCGTAGAGTGTGTCTCTTTCCTTAGAGGTGAGCCTTTGTGAAACATTGGTAACCGAGATGCCGGCGGCGCCATCGGAAAGACCACCGCGATTGAAGCCAGCGGGAGCGAACCAAACCTGTGATTGCTTCTCAGAAGAAGCAAGTACACCCATCATTGCGACAGATGGCGGAATCCAAAGAAGCTGTCCGGTAGGATCATCAAGTGTTTGCACCCAAGGGAAGAATGTAGCTCCGTATGAGGAGTCTATCTGACGGTCGCGGAGTGCATTAGCGGAAGTTACCACGTTACCCACGACTCTTGCTTGCTTGGTGGACTCATAGCCCTCAGCGACTGGCTTGTAGACATTCGGTAAGTCAATCACAGCCATTGCGTCGGCTCTGTCTTCGCAGACATCAACCATGTGTGTAGTCAAGCCAGTGTTTGTTAGTCCAGGCACAGCCAGTAGATTCATGTCCACAGACTCAGGATCTGCAACTGTATCTATAGCGCGCTTGTATGTGTTGTGAACATAGTTGCTCAACTGATTGCCGCCTATTTCGCGATTAGCCATGGGGTCTGGCTTCAAAATGTTAAATCCATCAAAAGCGCCGTGGAACGGAGATGTAAATCTATTGTATTGATCAGTCTGCAACAGGTGGTCGGAGCCACTAGTCGCTGTGCGACTTATTCCACCAGCACGAGAGCCAAGCAAGTAGTTTGCTGAGCCGCTTACATCAACAATGACATCGTCAAGGCTGAAGTAGTAGGCGGTCGCTGTGGTCCCTGGCCAGTATCTGTGTGGCTCTGCTACAGAAAAGTCCGGTGATGTTCCTGTGGCTGTCTTTGTGGTTGACATGCCAAAGTATGCGTTCTTTTCATCTGCCAAGCCGCCGTATGCAGAGCTAAGTCTTAGTCTGACACTAGGGAAAGAGAAGGAAGCAGTCGCTTGCTGCGGAGCGGCACTACTTGTTGCAAAAGTTCCAACGGTTCCGTATGTAGGAGCCCCAGGAATCGAGCCTGTAAAAACCATCCCAAGTGGATTATCTGATAACTCTCTTACGCCAGCTACAGTGGAGTATTTTTGCGGACCATGGTAACCAAACGGCAGAAGTCTTGCATCGGCAGCGCCGTCGTCAACTGATGAATCCATCTCAACTCTAATAAACTTAGATTGATTGGGGTAATCACCGTATTGTCTTAGCCTTCTCTCAGATTCATTCCAGACCATGTTCATGTCACCGATTCTTCTAGCAATGAAGTTCTCAGAAGCTGGGTTCAAGTCTAAGTTATCGAATCTCTCTATGACAGCTACTCTATTGTCTGTGTCGTTTAGGGATCTCAAGACAACAGAGAATGTGCCGTACTCTGAAGTTCTTGAGTTAGAGGGCTTGATGTCTTGAATTGAAACTTTGACATTTTTTTGTAGCCACTCGCCGTGTCCTGTACCAATAAACTTGAATAGTTTTTGAGCAGTCACAGCGCTGTAAGAGCCAGAGGCACCCAAATCTTGTCCAACGAACCAGCCAGCTTGCGCTTCTATAGTTCCAACACGATTTTTGTGCGGTCCGACTGTAACATCGCTGGCTTGTGCTATCGGAAGTATAATTCCTGAAACGCCTGTTCCTGTTAGGGATTTATCTACCAATTCTTGCTCGAATGTCTCTCCAAGCCAGTAATTCTTCTCTACATCTGCTGCGTAGAAGTCGCTTGCTCCAGTATTTCCTATTTGAGGGTTGGTGTTGAATACGTTTCTGGCAAACTTGTCATCTCCAACGCGGAAGTTAAATTCGTATTCTTCAGAAACACCTGCGCCGGATAACCGAAGAACAAAGTTGTTATTGGTATTTACTGAGATAAATGATCGTGCAGAAGAAGTAACAAAAGTTGTTTCTCCGTTCAATCCGCCTCTTAGCATGACAGAGGAATTGTCATCTAGATACCAAATTGCTGCCAATGAACCGGTGCCCATGTTGTTGGATGACTTATCTGAATCAGTGAACAGCCAAAGACCGTAAGCACCGCCGTTACTCGAAAGACGCTCGGCGGGGCTATCGGTGGTTTCCCAACCAGCACGACCGCCGGCGGTGTTGTTGTCGTTTTGTACACCAAGTAAACGTATGTATGTTAATGGTGCTACGTTTGCATTCAAGAAAGCCTTGGCAGCGTAAGTACCATACATAGGGGTTTGGTAATTTCCTTCTCTATGGATATCGCCACCGGCATTTCCGGGGACTGTGTCACCAAAAATCTGAACAAAGTCTGAGTATGACTCAACTTTTATTGGCTGCATGGCGGGACCTCTTGCGGCGCGACCAACTACTACAGGACCAATTGTATCTGGTCTAGTTGGGCGAAAAGAGTTATCAATCTCGTTGATAAACACGCCGGGAGACACAAACTTAAAGCTTTTAACTGACATTCTAAGAACCTCTCTTTTGTAAAAATAGTGCTATATAGCACCTTCAATCATAATGTAAATAGTAGCACTAGTCCCAAAGAGACTTCAGGATGTGGCTAGTCTATTAAAAAGTTATCGTTGCCTGCGGGAACAACTGTTTCTCGTGGATAAGTTATCTCTACTATGCTCTCTTCTTTAGTAACAATCGGTCTGTCGTCGCTATTACCTTCACCGATTAGATAGCCGAGAACTTTGATGCTTACTTCGCTTGTAAACTGCCTTTCGTCTTCTCCGAGATTGGCGACATTGTTGCTTTGGCTAAACCCTTGGTCGATGAAAGCCTCGTAAAGATGCCCATTTCTGCGCATTATGAATGAGTTTATCTGACCTGTTCTCGTCATAAAGGGCTGGGTTAGATCGTTCATCTGCTGTTGGTATTCGGTCTTGACTATTATCTTGTAATCGAGATTGACGTAGATGGGGATAGGAATAGATAAGGTCTCAATAACAACCTTTTTGTTTACTCTCGGGAAGTATTTCTGCCTATCTCCAGAAGTGTTTGTGCGTGTGTTACCAACTACAGCAAAGTTGCGAGTCTTATCTTGCTTGATTCTCTTAGCGATGGTCATGCGACCAGTGCGACCGTTTCGTTTATTGGAAAAGATCTGTGCTTGATAGCCGCCCTTTCTTGATGGATCTTTTGTTATTGCTGTTCTCTCGACCGTAATCACAGGAAGAGTAATTGCTCCAGAGCTATGGTCGTCGGGCTCTCTAAGATCTCTGTTCTTCTTGATTTGGAATGCGCGCTCAGGAGTCTGCCATAAAACAGGCACGCGCTTGTAACCTTCGTTTGTTGTTGTGGTGAGATCTAGATCCTCTTTGATCCAAGACATCATCGCATAGTCGATGTCCTCTATGCGAGAACCCAACATTCCTATCTCTTGTAGAGTGAAGTCTTTCTTGTCTTCGGGTAGTTGCGCGAAATCAAAGTTATCAGGTAGCATCGAATAGTCCCTTGCGTGCTCTCTTGCATGTAGCAGAGATTTCAAATGTTTGGTTTACTTGACCGAATAATCTTCTAGCAGAAGATAAGCCCATAATCTCATAGTAGAGATCCCCATAGAGAACAAAGTCTCCTTCGCGGACAAATAGGTCTTGGTCTTCTGTAAGTCTACGCTTGTGGAAGTGGACTGTAATCTTTGAAACATTATCCACTCCTACTGAATCTAGATAAGATGTGTTGTCTTCATCAAACTTAACCAGAGCATAAACTCTTACGGGTGGTAAATAGGTTTTCTCTACTGCCTCGCCATAAAGTTCGTGAAAGTTAGTTGTTTCCATATCAATAGGATAATAAAGGATCTGTTGTCCAATAACCTTTTCTACAAGTTCATCGTTGACTTGCTTTACAAGATCGCGCTCCTTCTTACCAAGAAAGAGTGGAGGAGGAGGTGATGCTGGTCTGGACCATTCGTTATCTGACATTTAGTTATCCTACGAAGATGGGTAGCGGGGAGCGACGAAGAGTTTCTTCTGCTGCCGTGACCTTCTCTTGTTCTTTCTTAGAGAGTTCTGTGTATTCGATCTCTTTCAGCATGTCTGTCAACTTCTGTCGAAGATCATCTTTTTCTTTTTGTGCCTCGGATAAAAGAGAAGAATAGTTAAGGGTCACGGACTCGCCGGGGATTGGCACCGTTTGGAACTTGCCACGAATCTGCCCTAGCATCTCTTTACATAGGGCGAGGGCATAGTTGCGGATCCATTGTTTGCCCATCGAGTTAATGTTTTCGTAAGGAATGTTGTCGAATGGTAGCGTGTTGATGTTGTTGACGCCTTCTACACCTGTGTTTACATCGCCAGTCTCGCCCCAAGAGTTATCGGCTACGCGGAAGCGAACCCAGATGCGGTTGAGGTAACCAGCAAAATTGTCGTCTCCGCGCGGAGTTGGATAAAGTCTAAGCTTGTTATCAAGAATCTCGAATGAATAATGAGATGTTCTTGTGTAAAGGGCGTCTTCGTACATTATTGCTTGTAGTTTGTTCTGCCAAGTTGGAATAATCTCAAAAGAAGAGTCGTCAGCATACTGACCGTAGGTGGAGGCGTTGCCTGCGACACCGATGCCTCCGTAGTAGCCATAGAAGCGCCACATAGCTAGTGGAGAGCGATAAAAAACTTTATCGATTATGACTCTGGAGTCTCCAACTTTTCCAGCATAAGGCACAGCATTGCCGTCGTCGTCTAGTCCTGTAGCAGACGCGCCAGAGATGATAGATTGTAGGTCATAATCCTGTTGATTCTTGACGGTTGTGAATGATGCGGAATAGATCGGGGTTGTTCCACCGAATCCAGCCATTGTTGCTACGGCGTCTCCAATCTTATTCGCATACGAAAGGGTTACTTTTGTGTATTGCAGATTGGCTCCAGAGGGTCCAGATAACGAATCACCTTTGTGATCAAAGGTTCCTGTGACCTTGCCTAGTGCATCTGTGAGGATGTTTTTTCCTTGATGCATGTTAACAATGTAAGAGTATTCTAAAACAGCCTCTTCGTATGCAGCGTATACATTGGCGTCTGTGAGTTCAATGTCAACCACGTCGCCACCAAGTCTTTTATAAACAAAGTCTACTTGTTTTGCGGCGCCTGTTAAGAAATACTGTGACCCGTTATATACGCCAAATGGCACAGCAGCAGCGACAGAGTCTTGAGAACCAGTTGAGGACAGAATTATTGCGCTGGTCTCTGATAGTGGTTGTAAATTTGTGGGCATTCATAGAGCCTCCTGTTCGTAGTAAATAGTGAAAGAACAAACAAAAGCCCCCCATCTTGGTAGATGGGGGGCTAACAAACAATAGTTTGGTTTACTCGGGCTTAACAGCTTTTTTTCTAGGGGTCTTCGCGCGGGGTTTGGCAGGTGCCTTTTTCTTTGCGGGAGCCTTAGCGGGGGCAGAAACTGCCTCCTCTTTTTCGGCTGCTTTTAGCTTTTGAATTTTCTTAACCAATAGGTGAGAATGATGACTCATGTTAATTTACCATCAAACGTCATCAAAGACGTTGTAACCGTAAAGTCTCAAAACAAACTTTCCAGCAGTGTAGTTTGCGTCAGCAGCGCCAGAGTGAACCAAGTATAGGTACTTGTTGTCGATGTCAACATCTGGATCCATTACTGTGTTCTTACCAACAACCTGAGCGCCTAGGGCTGCAAGTGCAACACCACCGCCAAGCATGTCGGCTCCAGAACCACTAGCGTTGGTAGCGGCGTAAACACCTAGTGTTATACCGCCAACAAGTGGTGCTTCCACACACATAAGCTCACCACCAGTAATTACACCAACACCATCAGCACCGCTAGAAGTAGCGTTAAGCTGTATGATTTGGGCGTTGCCGTGAGTTCCGCTTGAGGAACTTACACCAACAATAGTAATGGTACTTAGGGAGCCAGCAGAAGCTGAAACCTGTGGACCGAATGAGTGTGCGGCGCCCTTAGAGGATGCTAAGTCAATTGTGATGTCAGTTGTTATCAACTCACCCTGCCTTAGTCTGCTCTGGGTACCGATGTTGCCAGACATAGCTGGACCTGCTGTTGAAGTTAATTCTTCACCTACTTTGTTAAGCTCGTATAATCTTGAACGAGCGATTCTTCTACTCATAATTTTTCTCCTTTATAATTATGTTATTGCAATAACTTGATTTATTCAATGATCTTAAACCAGCCACCTCGGTGTAAGACCTTTCTGTGGGCAGTGGCCTCGCCCAAAGGAGAACATCTCAAGTTGTTGTAATTAGTTACCTAAATACAAAAACCCCCCTGCAATAACAGGGGGGTTTAGGTTTGGGTGAAAACTCAACTATCAGGTAGAGTATTCCTCACCGAGTAGACCACGGACGATGACGATACCGTACATATCTGGACGAACCATCTTCTTCGCGTAACGGGTCATAACACCCTTACGTGGCACGAAGTCTTCTGGTCCGAAGATTGTGGGGGTAGTCTGTAGTGGCACGTAAGGTGCGTAGACATAGCCGCTTTCGAGGAAAGAGGCACCGCGACGACCGACGAGGATCACGTTGCGGAGGAAGTAGGGGTCAACAATGACATCAAACTTCTTGCTTAGTGAACCGGTGCGGAGTGCGCCGATAGAACCCTTCTCATCGTCGTGAGTGACGCTTGCACGGAAGCCAGCGGTGAACTCAAGGACGTTGGCAACTTCTGGTCCGCAGACGACGAAGTTGGCACCACCACGGAGAGTCTTGCGGTGAATCTGTGCAGAGACATCGTTGATTGTCTCAACGAGAGTCTCGTACCACTCAGAGACGGTTCCGGTGAAGTCAGGAGCAGCCTTAGAAGCGCCCAATTCCTTACCATTGGAATCGACAAAGAGACCCGGAGCGCGTGACCAGTAACGTGTAGCGGCGGTGGCGCCGTTCACGAGGTCAGCAAGAATCTCGCGGTCAATCTCAAGAGCAATCTGCTCAGAGAGAAGTGAGGTAAGCTCGACTTCAGCGTCTAGGTTGTGGTAGGCGTTTAGATCCTGACCTAGCTCTGGAGTCCACTTAGCCTTGAGCTTCTTGGTCTGAGCGGTGACTGCGATTGAGTCAACCTTGATGTCGATTTCTGGAATCTCAGAGACACCCTCTAGACCCCAAGCTGTTCCACCAAGCACAGAACCAAGAGCACCACCAGCGCCAAAATGATCTCTTAGTGGGAAAGAGAACTCGCCAATGGCGATAGCAGTGGCACTGGACTTGGTGAGGTCGCCAGCGTTAAGAGAGGTACCAGCAATAACAACTGTGAGTAGGACGGCAGCGTTACCGGTACCAGAGTCAGCAGCCTTGACACGTCTGGTTAGACGACGGATTTGAGCGTTAGCGTTGTCATCAAGGGCGTCAATAACAAGGTCAATAGTGGTTAGAGCAGTAGCGCTAAGCACAAATGCACCTAGGTTGTCAAAGTCCATGTCGGCGGCGCCTTGAGCAGTTGCCAATTCAGCCTCATCAGCTTCGAAGGTAACAACACCAACAGTGGAGTCGGTGATGCTTAGAAGGTCGGCATCATAAAGAATAGCCTTCTTGTTGGCGTCAGAAACAGCGCCGTCGAGAAGGAAGGCGCTCTTAACAGTGATGTGAGCCTGGGTTACAGCACCATCGTTAGAGCCAGTTGGGCTAGCGTAGTTGTAACCACGAGCACTGACGGTGCGAGGACCAGAGAGGTCTTCCTTGTAAGTGCTGCCAACTAGATCAACACCACCCTGAATGCCCTTGGCGACCTGATCGGTACCGTAGACAGACTTGGTTGAAGAGTTGCCAGATCTTGGCATGCTTGAGCCTTCTGCCGAGAAGGTGAAGTCAAGGAAGAAGATGAGACCTGAAGGGAGGCTCATGGGCTGAACGCTGACGAGATCGTTGGCGATGAGACCAGCGAAGACGCGGCGAACGATTGGGAATGCGACGGCAGCGAAGCCTTCGACATCACCAGCAGCCATAGAGGTGCTCTCACGGAGAAGCTCCTTGGCTTGGTTTTCAAGTAGGCGGGACATGGTGTTCTGCTTACGCTCGGACTCTAGACCCTCTAGGAGACCTGTTTTCTTCCACTTAGATAGAAGAGCGTGGGACTCGGCACGCATATCACGGTTGACTACACCCTCGGTGAGTCTTTGTACAATACTAGACATAATTATAAATCCTCCTTAAATTTGATTTAATTGAT